ACCCTTCTAACTTAAAGCATATAGGGTCAGCTAAAGCTCCTGTACCAATATGACCTAAAGGCGATTGCTCCTTCATTTCATCAGGTCTAAAATCAAAAGTACCTGAAGGGTCTATTGTTAATATGACATCTATCCATTGTCCTGTTTGTTCAGTTGTTAATAAGGTCTCTGTTGCAGTTCCACCAAAGTATATGCTACTTAGCAATGAATAATGTCCTTGTTCGTTAGCTATTACATTATCCTCTATTTCTTTATTGGTTACAGCTGTAAATACACCTTCTACATTTACCAACATCTCATTAGTATCCTTAGTGTATATTACTGTATCTTTTGTAGTTTTTAATTCTCTCCATGATCTACCATTCCATTCATATATTGCATTTTGTATTACTTTTTGATTATTTACAGATGCTTTACCTGATTCTGTATTTAATATCCTATATCCATCATCTACACCTAAAGGTTCAGATATGGTCATATCTAAAGTTGCATCCACATGACCTGAGCCATGTGAAAACCCCCCTAATCTTACTAGCTTTTTATTTATAGAAACATATAGAGAGTCTTCACTCTCTACATACATCATAATATCATTTTCAACATCTGAAAGGTTAAGTGAATCTATTGTATCAAATATTAAAATTTTACCTATTCTCTTAGCCATATTTAGTTATTGTTTGTTTTACATTATTATAATCTTTCCATCAAATTCAGAACCTGCTAGTATTTCTATTACTACATCTCCTGTATCTCTTGTCCTTACAGTTAAATTTGCAATTTCACTTTTAGTATATGTGAGTCCATCTTGTTGAAGTACTTGAACTACAGGGTTTAAACCTTTAGTGTGTACAGTCTGTAATATCTCGATTTCCCCTGCTACAAAATCAGACTGAATAAAAGTTTGAACATATCTATTCTGATTATCTAAATTAAGAGTAAATAAAGTTATAAAATTAGCCCACTGAGTAGGTGTAATCCCTACTGGACTAAAACTAAATTGATATGGGGTATTACTTGTACCGTCTCCTGACATGTTGATTCCGTCACCGTTCTGAAACTGAATACAGTTTACAACATCTGAACATGAATCACCCACTATATCTGTATCTAGATTATCTATCATTACTGGATCAATTTGATCACCTGTAATTGTAGCAGATGCAGTAAACGGAGCTAACGTACTGTCAGTTACAGTTACTCTTACTTCTAAAGTTGCGCAAGACGAAGCCTCAATTGTTCCTGCAGTCCATGTACTAGTCGAAGGGTCATATGTACCTTGAGTAACAGTGTACTCAGCAGGGGTAACCCCCGAAGGTAAAGTAACAACAGTTACTACATTTGTAGTACTATCAGGTCCTTCATTACATGCTTTGACTCTCCACTTAAAAGAGTCACCGTTTGATATAAATATTGACATTATATATTTTTTTATTAATTACTTGAATCTACATTAATGTTTAAGTTAGCTGTTGCTGAAACATCTACACTGTCAATCGGACCATTAGGATCTGATGTTATTTGTATACTCATGTTTGCAGTTTTATTTACACATGTCTCAGTACATGGGTCACAGTTTTGTCCTTCTGAACAAACTATAACGTTACACACATCTTTTATACCTACTCTAACTATTCCAAATCCACCTATAGCGCTTGTAGTACATACTACTTTATAAGCGATATCATAGTATGAGTTAGCTTGAGCTACACTTGATGTTACATATACTAGTTCACCTGTAGATGATATACTTACTGATGTAAACGCTGTAGTGTCATACTCTAAAAGCTTATGTACGATTGAACCGGTACATGCAGTATACGTATTAAAAGCTGTAAGGTCTAATGTTGCAGTTTTTCCACACGGGCCCACTCCTTCTAAAGGTGGAACTACGGGTGATGCAACAACTAAACAATCTTCACCACATTCTGTACTAGGACATGGTGATTGTGCAGGTGTTCCTGATCCTATTTGAATAGTCCCAGATAAACATCCACAATTAGAAGGGTTTATATTACTCATATTTTAACATTTACAATCACAATTTAATTTATCAATTTCACGTAGAGCCGCTTTATAAAAATCTTGAGCTAAGTTTGACTTATTTAGTTCCGAGTTAATCATAGATGACTTTATTAACCACTCTATGTGTGCAGCTTTTTCAAAGCCTGCATAATCTGAATGATTTAATGTAGATATATACTTTTGAACTCTACACTGTATATTACCTAATACAGCCTTACTTCTGGTATACGTTGTTCCACAATTATAAACGCTAATAGTATATACACCGTCTAATAAGTTTGTAGCATTAATACCTAAGTCTTTATTACTTATACTGGTAGGACCTGATGTAGATACGTCTACTTGAATTGAAATACTTCTTCCAGGAGGAGTTATACCTACTTTATAACTATCAGGAATAGCATAGAGAGGTCCCTCTGTCCACTCGGACATGTCCCGATAAATCATATTACGACCATCGAGACATGTTAAAGTGGCATCAAAGTTTCCTTTTATACATGTAAAAGGCTTACTCATTATTTAATCATTATTTATTTACTTATACAATAAATCCTTCAACTGCTTCTTCAGCTCCTGTTTGGTCACCATCTGCTGTACATGTTACAGCTGATATAGCTCTCATAGGAGATGATCCTGTATAAGCATTGAATATTGTCTCAAAGCTAGCAATAGTTGTAGTATCACTAGATGGGACAAGAATTACAGATCTACCTCGTGCTACATTAAAGTTACCACGAGTATGTGTACTTGTATTAGGTAAGCCATGCTCAATTACATAAGAGCAGTAAGTTTTATTACATACAACTTTATTTGCTGCACCAGACCTTGATCTACTCAATGGTAAATTTAACGGGCCATAGTTACCTGAAGCAAATTGGTCATGTCCTCTTCCTGATCCGCCATTATCACTAGCGTAATCTCTCCATTGCCATAAGTATCCTAAATTTTCAGGAAGTCTACCTTTTTGTGCATCTCGAACATAAGTTGAACCTTTAGCAAATCCTGCTACTGGGAATATGTCAAGCTCTCTACCGAAGTAACCTTTAGGTGGGTTAGGTGGCATGCTACCAACTCCGCAACTAATTTCTACTTGGTTAGCTATAAGCCTAATACCTCCACCGTAAGTCACATTTTGAGAAGCTATTCCACAATTCTTACAATTAAGAGCTAGTGTAATAGGATCAAAAGGGTTAGATGTAGCACAAGGTGTAATATCACCTGAAGCATTGTGCAATTTAAAATCTGAATAACAAGTATTTACTTGTAGTTGAAGTTCTGCACATTCACCAACTCCACCAGTAATAACAGCACTACCGTTACCGTCGGGTGTTGTATTGATTAAGTTAACAATACGCTTTAATTGAGCTTTTCGTGACTTACTAGTGTCACCAGGCAACGTTGTATTTGTAAATACAGTAGCTGCAGTGTTTGCAAACATTCCCGTAATGCCTTCAATTTCTAAACAAGTATCACAACTTCCTGCTAAACTAGCCAAGCAAAAATTAAAAGTGTTATCAAATAATCTTACAGCTTTAAATGGAAGATTTGGTTTACGCTTAGCTAACTTGTTAAACACAGAAGTTCTAGCCGCATTACCTACGATGTTATTATTGATTGCATCAATTAACCCACATGCTACATCAGCTTCAGTAGCACCTGATGCTTGTGTAGTTGTAGAGAACGTATAGATTGCTTTCCTTTTATAATCGTTTTGATTCTGAGTTCTATCGTCCTCTACTGTAATGTTTACAGAATACGTTGTATCATTTTCTGCGCCTGTAAATAGTATATCTCTAATTTGAGCTACTCCAGATCTTGGTGGTTCAGCAGTTACAGTACTTATGTAATTACCGTAAAGTTTATCGCCGAAGCATTTTCGCAGTGAATCAGAACTACCATCTCCTGTAGTGTCAACACCTACCGCAATAACAATATCAGGATTGTCAGCAACAGTAGTAGATGCTACAGATATTTGCGTTCTAGGATCAAAAAAAACCAGTTGACCTGGCAATACTTCAAGTGTTTCGTTATCAGCATAAATTGGCTGACCTGTAGCAAATACAGCGTAATCGCCGTCAGATGCTATAATGTTCTCACGAACTTTTCTAGACATTTTTTAAAATTTTTTAGTTATATGAAATAACCAGTATTATAATTCCCCTAGATAGACCTAACTCTTTTGCCAGGTGTTCTAGATATACTGGAACTTTACTCTATTGTGTATATATCTTATCCATAGATAAGATCTTGTTTATTTGACTTTGAAACCCTTGTACATCTGATACGTCTCTTTGTATTATTAGAGTAGCTACATCTACAATCTTTCTCCATAGATTAGTACTACTTATAATCAAATCCCTATCTTCAGTCAATGTATCTCCTTCTGAGTTTACATAGCTCCCCGTTTTAGTCAGTGAAGGTGCTGCTACGTCAGGTAGTCTTTTTAAGTAATCTATAGTTAACTCACCTAAATCAAAGCTTGAATCTTTGTACACTATTACATCTGAACCAGCTTCATCTGCTATAGTCTCTTCGTAGTCAAAAGACGGCTTTCTATATGGATCCACTAAGATCTCTGAAATATCATCTGTTTGCCTCATTCTTACGATAAGAGATCTCGAATCGCACAATTCTCTAGTTGCAACTACCACTTGTCTCATTAACCTGTAACAGTCAATTGGTATTCTATACGCTGAATAATGCTCAAATTTAGCAACCGGGAGTAGGGTTTTACCTTTAACCTCTAACTCCCTCATATGATTTCTAATGGTTGTATTTTTCTCTAATATGGCAGCATAGTTTTCGTAGACTATATCTTTAGCTTCATTTAATGCGGAATCTAAATCGACAACACTTAAGTTACTACTGTAACTAGTATTAATTCTATTTAGCTTTCGCTTTACTTCATAGTGAAGCTTTATGACTTTTATACTCATATTTTAACTTTAGCTGTCTTTAGATTGCTTTTTACTTTTAGATGATTTAGGCGTAGTAGGTGCAACAGGTGTTGACTCGTCTAACACTTGAATTAACCTCATATATGCATCTTGATTTTCTTCAGACTTTAAGTATGCTCTTACAATATTCATATCCTTTCCTACAAAAGATCCAAATAATTCAAATCCATTTTTACGCTTACGTAAGTGTGCCCCTCTTTTAGCTAATACAAGCATATATTCAAAATCAAGCTCCTCTGTTGTACTGTTACATGTATCTATGAAAAATTGCTGCTTAGTTTTCTTACCTATCTTATCTTTATCATTGTCTATTACTCTAAATAATGCATCATCCAACATGTCCGGGTCGATGTCACTACCTACAATAACATTCATTATAAGTGCAATTTTAATTTTCTTTTTATAGTTTAAAGCTTCAAATAATTTATACGCTTCTCGTTTTACCGAACGTACTTGCTTTCTTAATTTTACATCCTGATCTTTATCAGAAACTATATATTTAACTCGTGAAGAAAGCATTCCGTTACTTTTTAGTCCTGCTTGAAATACAGGATCTGCCATCATTCCTCTTAGTATTATCTTATCAAAAGGTCTATCTTTATCCAATGTTATCTGCCCTTCTTTACTTACTACTTTTAAAAGCTTATGTGTAAAAAAAGGATCTGAAAAATCATAGATATCAGCCTCTGTAATATACTCACCCTCTCTTCTGTGTTTTTTAGCGTACTTAAGTTTACACTTAGGTACTAATTCACTTAATGGTTCATCGTTACCATCATATGATTTAATTACCCACATTCTTTTTGAGCTAGACCATTTAGGTCTAAACATTTGTCTAGAGTTGGGAAATCTTTCACCTTTATATGTGCCAGCATTTGTACTCTTCTCTGCACCGTTTTGGTCTTTAGTAGTACGATACTGCGTTGCTGAACTAAAGAATTTTTTACTATTTGGTTTTGGTTTTATTGTTATAATTCTAGCCATAATTAAAATATTATTTTATTTAATTTAAACATTTGAAATCGCCAGGCATCAATAAAAAAACCTGGCGATATTTATTTCAAATATAATAGTAGATTAAAAATTAATTTACTACTTATTAAGAGTTATACTCGTACATTTAGATTGTTACTGAAGGTACGAAGTGAGCCGATAGTGTTACATCTTTCATGCGTAACCCGAATGTGCAAGCATGAAGAAGTTCATATGACCTATGTGTACCACTAGAACTGAAGTTAGACCTTCCTGTTCGTCCGTTAATAGGACCTGCAGGTGACCATGTACCACAATTATATGTAAATACTTCAGAATCAGTACGTTCAAGTAACTCGATGTTTTCTCCACCGCCATTACCCATTCCGTAATCTAATACGATAAACTCATAAGAACTTAATGGCAATCCAGTTTCAGGGTGTACAACAGATCCGTTAAGCCATGTTGAATCTAATATAGGCCAATGCTCTACTCTGATAGATCCAAATGGGAAAATGTTATACTCTGTAAAATACTTAGATTGATATTTAACCCCTTCGTAGTTCTTAGGGTCGTATGACTTACCAGGTTTAGTTACGTCAGAAAAGTAGGTTTGTGTTGCTGATTCTGAGTATTTTTCAGTAATCCAGTCATTCCACAATTTAAGTCCTCCTTGACCTGTGTATACTGTAATATTTCTTTTTTCTGGAGATACTCTATCAAACCATATAGCTTGTAAGAAATCAACAAACATGTCAATTGACCCTCCGTTTACAGGATATGGAATTACATTACCATCCTCTAAAAATTCTAAAAGTCCAGGTCCGATACGTCTATATTTACCTGAAGTACCGTCAAGAATAGATTTATTAGAGCTTCGCCCGTAATACATCATTAACTCCTTCTCCCATTTAGCTTGAGCTAAGAACTCAGCTTCAATGTAAGATATAAGTTGATCAGGATACTCATCTCCTGCAGCATTACCTGAATCGTCACACATCTGAACTCTCAAGTTCAACTGGTGAGCTTTATTTGTTACTTCTACAGACTTACCGTAGTCAGTCATTTCAGATTGGAACTCAATGTACGACATCCCGCTAAATTGAGTAGATCCATATCCGCTTGACGCTTCTCCGTAAGCTGATCCAATTTTAATCCATTTAATATCTTCTTCTAAGAGTTCAGGTGGAAAATATGAATCCCCTTCTCTATCGATTACTTGAGTTGTATATACAAACCCTGAACCGTCAGCAGAAGGTAATGTTTGGATTACTAATTGACATTCTTTAGCAATGTCTGGAGCAATAATATCTCCTTCTACATACCATTCAACGTCTAACTTTATAACTACATCACTTCCATGTGCTCCAGGGAATTCAACCCCAGGCATCATATTTTCCATTTGGACAGCTTGTACTTCTCCAGTACCTCTTAGTTTCCATTTTACAAATTCAGCATCTACTTGCTTAGTTCGTTTTGTGCCTTTAAGAAAATCCGTCAAAGGAGTTCTTTTGTCAGCTAAAGATGGCGATGCTGTAGATACATACTTCATCACAGGGTCAGTCAAGTCAACCCAAGATTTAGTCTTAGGGTGTGTAGCAAGAAGTATATTTTCATCGGCATAGTTAGCCCAATACTTGTTTTGCTTAGTTGACTCCTCGTAAATTTTAAATTTACTTACGTTTGGTCTCATTCCTTATTTATTTTATTAGTATAATTAATATTCACCTACTTGTCGAGATGTTAAGTTACCTCCTTTATTGATAGGTGTTTTTCTTTTTCTTTTTCTAGATCTATTGTTCAATTGGTTAAGTATTTGATCGTCCCGTTCATACGCACCTTGTTGCTTTATATCCCCTACGCTAAACCCATTCATTAATAGCTTTGCGAATATTACTTGCTTTTCAGGACTATTCTGAAGCTGATGCTCAAGTAATGCAATCTTAGTTACTTTAGATCGTACTTTTTTACCGTCAGGACCTATAGATTCAACAACTTCAGTTGGTTTAAATATTGCATTGTGCAATTCTACTTGTTCAGCGTTAGAAAGTTCAAAGTCTCCTACTTTACCAGAAGATATATAGCTTTCTATCTTTTGTGTTTTTTCTCTTATGTAAAAAGCCTGTTGCTGCTCTCTTTCTTGTCTAGCATGCTGCTCTTGTGCTAATTGCGATTCCTCTCTTTCTCTAAAGTAGGCCTTAGCTGTTAGTGCCCTAGATTCATCTGACCCTGAATCTTGTAGATCTTCAATTAACCTATTAATATCCTCAATTGGTAGATCTTTTTCCATATAATACGCTCTGATTATATTTTCACGATTTTCTTCTTTATTTTCAGCATTATCAGATATATCTAATTGAGTATATTTTACATTACCCATAGACGCCGCCAAGTGATTAATATTACCTCCTTGCATTAAATACTCTACGTATTTCTTAGCTTCGCCCATTTCCTGGAGTCTTTGTTCAATTACAGATACCCCTTGGTCCATCACTGTAGACTTTAACCCTTCTTTCAAAGAGTACCAATCCATGTCTTCTGTAATATTAAAATCCTCAGGTAGACTACCTTCTTGTTGCAATGATTTTGCAATAATTGCTGCTTCAGAGTATGTATCCATCTCCTCTACATCACCCTCTTCTACATCACCTTCTTCTACATCTTCTTCATTTTCTTCATTTTCATCTTGACCATCCTTGCCATCTTTACTATCCGTATTATTGTCTTTAACGTCCTCTCCATCTTCCTTAGTCGTATTAGTATTCTCTTGGTTTTCATTTGTGCTTGTTTCACTATAGTCATCTTCTTCATCGTACCTTTCGACATTATCTTCTTCTCCAGAGTTCATAAATCCGGTAAACGATGTTGCAAATACTTCACCCTCAGGTGTTGTTTCTCCTACTTGTGTAGATTGAATATTACTTTTTTCCATATCAAATATTATTTAAAATTACAGGTTATTACTATTTAAATTAACTATTTTTATATTTTTACTTATACTATTTAATTTTTACTTAGCACTATCTATGTTTAGTGTAGTTTTTTATTTAGGTTTTTTAGGTTTTTGGTTTGCAATCTTAGCCTTTATACCTAACTCTACACCTTTAAGACGAGCATCTTCTTTATTTTTTTCTGATTCTATGCGCATTTTCTCTGTCTCTAACTTATCTTTTAGTGATAGCTCCATCTGTTTAGATTGTATACCATCGTTAAGACCGTTTTTATCTATATCGTACTGTAACGCCATTTGTTCTCTAGATATCATAGCTACGTCTTTACTATTGATGTGATCTCTTTCTTGCATTAATAACTTAAGATCAATTTGCTGCTTAGCCAATGCCTCTTGCATCTTCTGTTGTTCTTGCATCATTTGCTGCTGCTGAGCTTGAGCTTCCTCTCTTTGTTTTTGTACCTTTTCTTCTGCATCCTCTGCTATGTTTAGTACTTCACCATAGTTTTTAGCCCACGTAAGTCGTATAAGTTCCGGGAAAGATATCATCCCATTTTGAACCATAGCCTGAGCTTGTTGCTTTACAGATTCTATATTGTTAAAATCATCTGATGAATTCCTAACCCTTATACCTATTTCAGATCGATTTAACAACTCCCAATCTAAGTCTAATTCTGCAATTGACATATCATCAAGCATATATGATTTCTTTACAGGATTATCTTTAAATGCAATCCTTGCACAACCTAGTAGTGAGTTTAATAAGTTTTCAACTACCATATTGTGCGTACTGTATATATCTTCTGTTTGATTTACAGATTGAATTATATTCTGTTGATTATTACTTACAGATGTGTATGGCGATACCTCACCTAATCTTGAAGGGTTATATGACATAGCTAAAGCTACTTGAGTTCTTAACCATTCTAGATAGTTAACTCTAGCAGTCATATCTTGTAAATTAGATAAATCAATGCTTCTAATTGCTTGTGCATCTAAAGGTGACATCCCTTCTGCTTGAAAATCTACAGGTGCTATCTT